CGCCAAGCAAATGGCGACCGCGGGGTCAACGTGGACAGCCGACGACTGGAAACGCTTGCTGATAGACCAATGGGCGCATGAGACCGGCCGCAAGATTGGCAAGGTCGCGCCAAGCCTAGATGGTGAACGGGTAGTGCAGCTTGGTCTGCAGTCTCACAAATTTACGGTTGAGGACTCAAGCGAGTTCATAGAATTTTTAATTGCCTGGGCAACTAATAAAGGAATTGACGTATGAAATGCCCTATATGCGGGTCATGGACTTTTGTAAAACTAACAAAAATAAACAATGACAATACAAGAAAGCGACGATATGAATGTGGAAACGAACACCGGTTTTGGACGGTTGAAGCTATCGTATGTGAGAAGCAAAAGCCTCTTAAAAGCAGCGCGAAGCCTGCCTTGTCAGCATTGCGGGCTGGAGGACGGGACTGTGGTGGCCGCTCACACTAATTGGGGCGGCGGCAAGGGACGGGGAATAAAAGCCTCCGACGATTTAATCGCGAGCCTGTGCTTTCGGTGTCACTTTAACTTAGACCAGGGCGTTACCTTGTCCAAGCATGAGCGACAAGCCATGTGGCAAGCCGCCCACGAAAAGACTATTTTCGCATTGAAGGCAGCGGGGCATCCGGTTGAGTTTCATGGGAGCGATGCATAGGATGGGCATGGGCCGCGTCCGTACGCTCATGGGCTTGCAGTTCTTTCTCAAGTTCCATGACCTTGCGGCGCTCGGCTTTGTATTCGCGCTCAATGACGTAGTTAGACGGTTGAGTGTGTTTGGCCTTTTCAGCCGTGAATTTGAAATTTGTAGCCATTGCAAAAAACTCCTATAATGGTGCGCCCATTGTGGCACAATGACATTTTAACCTTGCAAGGAAAAAATTATGGGATACGAAGCTAAGAACATTCCGAATGCCGGAAAAGCCGATATGTCGGGCATGAAGAAGGTCGGTGTGTCTAAAGTTGACCGCGAATACGGCGGCGCAAAGAGCATGACCGGCGCTACCCCTCCCAAGGGCGCAACCGCCTCTGATACCTCCGGTGAGCGCAAGATGCCCATCGAAGGCGGTGTTGGCATGGGCAAGGCCGATGGCCTGGGTCTGCGCGAAGCCAAGCACATGGGTATGCACGATGGCCGCATGGGTGAGATGAAGGGCGGTAGCAAAGAACACGAGTGCTACACCCACGAGCGCATGGAACACGAGCAAGACAAATAAGCGGGTCTCCGAGAAGCGGTAACTTCTCGGTTTCCCTGACCACATAGAAAGGGCTATATGGCTGAGAGCAATTGTAAGTTATGCATTTACTTCGCTAATATCGACCGCATTGGTCAATGTCGGCGTTATCCGCAATTTGTAACCAAACACGAAAGTGAATGGTGCGGCGAGTTTTGGGAAGATGGCCCTGTAGTTAAGCGCAAGCCAAAAATAACACTCAAACTCCGAAAGGATGACGATGTTCAAGCCGCTTAAAGACAAAATCATCGTCAGGCCCGAGCCGCGTATCAAAAGCGAGTTGTGGGTCAAGACCGCAGAAGCTGACACCGTTGGCTACATTACCGCCGTAGGTGATGAGGCCGCCGCCGAAGGCTTAAAAGTCGGCGATAAGGTCTATTTTGGTACGCTGGCTAAAGAATACCAAAACGAATACCTTAAATTTGATACCATTACCATTGACGAGCAGCGCCATCTCCGCATGAGTTGGCAAGACATTTGTTTTGTGGAGGAAGTATGAAACCTGGACTCTATGCCAACATTCACGCCAAGCAGGAACGCATCAAGCAGGAAAAAGCTGCGGGTAAACCCGTAGAAAAGATGCGTAATCCTGGAACAAAAGGCGCACCAACCGCCGAGGCGTTTAAGCAATCCGCTAAAACGGTCAAGAAATGAAGCACGACAAGCCCATTGAGCATAAAACGACGGGTAAGGGCAAGACCTACAACCCGACGGACAAAGGCGCTGGCATGACCGCCAAGGGCCGCGCTGAATACAACGCCAAGAACGGTTCAAACCTAAAGCCGCCCGCGCCAAATCCTAAGACAAAGAAGGACGAAGGCCGCAAAGCATCATTTTGTGCCAGGATGGAAGGCGTGGTTAAGAACGCCAAAGGCCCAGCCGAACGCGCTAAAGCATCACTCAAAAACTGGAATTGCTGATGACTAAAGAACTTATTGGCAAATACAATACTACAAAGCAATTTTTTGAAAATGGTTATGCCATACCTTTATATGGCGTACACACTCATTTGTGGGTGCATTTTGACAAGGAAATCGTTTTGCCGCATGGGGCGGTCGAAATCAGTAGGATTAATGACATTCCCTGCGCTTTGTGGACAGATGTATTAGAAGCAGAGAAAGCATGAAAGACCTAATCACCGCAAGAATCCAAGACCTCATGGCTAAAGGCCGCGAACTGGAATCGCAGATTCACCAAATCAATGGTGCGCTGCAACAATGTCAATGGACGCTAACCGAACTGGAGAAGCAAAATGCCCCTGAAGAAGTCACCGACACCCAAAGCGCTGAGTGAGAACATCAAAGCCGAGATTAAGGCTGGCAAACCGCCCAAGCAAGCGGTAGCCATTGCCTACTCGGTTAAGCGCGAAGCAGAGAAAAAGAAAAAGTGACCGAAGAAACACGTCCAAGAGGTCGCCCTAGTCTTTACGACCCCGCCTACATTGACCAAGTAATAGAACTTGGCAAGATTGGTAAGTCTACTGAGGCGATTGCTGCTATTTTGGGCGTGGGCACAAAGACTCTATATAACTGGAGGGATGAACATCCCGATTTTTTACACGCCATGGAGTTGGCAAAGGAACATGAACTTCTATGGTGGGAAGACATTGCCCAGGCGCACATGATTGAGAATAAGGAATCGGACAAGATTAACGCCTCAATTTGGTCGCGCTCGATGGCTGCACGATTCCCTAAGAAGTACCGCGAGAGTGTCAAACAAGAGATTACAGGCGCAGATGGCGCACCTTTACTAACCGGCATCGAAGTCAGCTTTGTCAAGCCAAATTAAAGAAGCGGTAGCAAAAGCACAGTTTCCGGTCAAACTGGAGTGTCTGTTTCAGCCTGAGAAAAGCCGCTACCGAATCTTGCATGGTGGACGCGGCGGGGCTAAATCGTGGGGCGTTGCTCGAGCGCTGCTCATAAAAGGCGCACAACGCAGCTTGCGTATTCTTTGCGCCCGCGAGTTTCAGACTTCCATTAAAGATTCCGTCCACAAGCTGCTGTGCGACCAAATCATTGATTTAGGGCTAGAAGGCTTTTACGAAATCACCCAGGCTAGCATTCGGGGCAAAAACGGGACTGAATTCGCTTTTGTCGGCCTCAAGAACAATGTCGCCAATGTCAAATCCTACGAAGGCGTGGATATTTGCTGGGTAGAAGAAGCGCAGACCACCAGCCGCCTGTCATGGAACATTCTGATTCCAACCATCCGCAAGGAAGGCAGCGAGATATGGGTCACGTTTAACCCTGAGTTGGAGACCGACGAGACTTATCAGCGGTTTGTGCTGCACCCGCCTGAGAATTCTGTTGTCCAAAAAATCAATTGGTCGGACAACCCTTGGTTCCCTGAAACGTTGATGCTTGAGAAAGACGCGCTCAAGATGCGCGACATTGAGGCATATAACACTGTATGGGAGGGTATCTGCCGGCAAACTGTGGACGGGGCTATTTTTGCCCGCGAGATGCAAATGGCTGAACTGGATGGCCGCCTGACCAAAGTGGGTTACGACCCGATGAAGCCGGTTCACGCCGTATTCGACTTGGGATGGTCGGATGCCACGGCCATATGGTTTGTGCAGTTTATCGGCATGGAGACCAGGCTAATTCGTTACCATGAGGACAACCAAAAGACCATTTCCGACTACCTAGCCAAGATGCAGACTTACGGCTACGTCTACGATACGCTGTGGTTACCGCATGACGCTGAAAACAAAACGCTGGCCGCTGCTGGCCGAAGCATTGACCAAATCGTGCGAGGCGCAGGCTATAAGACCAAAATTATCCCTAGAACGCCGATTGTGGACAGTATTAACGCGGCGCGTACCCTGTTCAGGAATTGCTGGTTTGATAGGGAAAACTGTTACGATGGGCTACAATGCTTGCGGCATTACCGCTACGAGGTTGACCCCGACACCAAAATGTTCAGCAAAAACCCGCTGCATGACCAGTTTTCGCACGGAGCCGATGCTTTCCGTATGCTTGGCCTTGTTGTAAATGAGCCGCGTAAGCGAGTGTCCAAACCGACCTATTTGCAACCACAGAATTGGATGGGCTAAATGGACGAATCAATCATTGACGAAGCAAAGGACTTTCTAAAACTTTGCAATGACGCGGACACAATGAACCGCCAAGAAGCGCTTGAAGACCTTAAATTTGTTTCAGGCGGCGACCAATGGCCGGTAGACCTACAAAACTCCCGCAATCTTGAATCGCGCCCCGTCCTGACAATCAACAAGCTGGACGGATATTGCCGCCAGGTGACCAATCAGCAGCGCCAGCAGCGCCCACGCATCAAGGTTCACCCGACAAACACTCAAGCTGACGTTAAGACTGCTGAAATCATTGAAGGCATATGCCGCCATATTGAGATTAACTCCAATGCGGACAACGCTTATGACACCGCTTTTGACCACGCCGTGAGGATGGGCTGGGGTTATTGGCGCGTTACAACCGACTATGTAAAGCAGGACAGCTTCGACCAAGAAATCTTTATTGAGGCCATCCAAAACCCGTTCACCGTCTACTTTGACCCTAATTCCGAAGCCGTAAATGGCTCGGATGCTGACCGCTGTCTCATCACCACCATGATGAGCAAGGCCAAATTCCGCGAGTTGTACCCCGATTCAGACGATGGCAGCAGCTTTACCCAGCGCGGTACGGGCGACAGCCAATCCGAATGGATTACCAAAGAAGACATCCGTATTGCGGAGTATTTCTACACCGTGCGAGAGCCTGCCAAGCTGGTCAAATTGTCCGATGGCACTCAGGGGTTCATAGATAAAGACATGAAAGACCGGATGGCTTTAGCTGGTTTGACCGTAGTTGATGAGCGTGATTCATACAAAAAAGTAATAAAGTGGAAAAAGCTGACCGCCATCGAAGTCATTGAAGAACGCGATTGGCCTGGCTCTTACATTCCCGTCGTGCCTGTTTATGGCCGCCACATTGTCATTGGCGACAAACGCAAGAAGTTTGGCATGGTGCGCCACGCTAAAGACGCACAGCGGATGTATAACTTTTGGCAAACAACGGTCACTGAAAGCGTCGCGCTGGCTCCCAAAGCTAAGTGGTTGATGGCCGAAGGGCAAGACGAGGGCCATGAAACCGAATGGGCCGCGGCAAACATTAAGTCTTTCCCGCTGCTGCGCTACAAGCAAACCGACATTGACGGGCAACCCGCACCGCCTCCACAGCGCCTGCAGCCTGAGCCGCCTCCAAGTGGCGTAATGGCCGCGTCTGCAATGATTAACCAAGACATTGCGACGCTGATGGGTATCTTTGACCCAAGTCAACAACTGCCTGGAAATATCTCGGGTAAGGCGTTAAACGGCCAACAACAACAAGTTGACCTGACCAACTTCGATTTCTACGACAACCTGACTAAATCCATCGCGCAGACCGGCACGATTATTCTTGACCTTATCCCCAAGATTTACGACTCCCAGCGGGTAATGCGAATCATCGGAGCAGATGGCAAGCCTGACTTGGTAAACATCAATGAACCTAAGCAGGACGCGCAGGGCGTTTACACCATCATGCACGACATGACTGTGGGCGAATACGATGTGGTTATGGATACCGGCCCAGGCTACAACAGCAAGCGCCAAGAGGCCGTGGATTCAATGGTCAAAATGCTTAACGTTGACCCTCAACTTATGCAGCAGGCTGGCGACCTTATCTTCCGCAATATGGACTTTCCTGGCGCGGACATCATTGCTGACCGGCTGGCCGCTGCTAACCCAATGGCGCAAATTAATGATAAATCACCCGTGCCGCCGCAAGTTCAGATGCAACTCAAGGCAAATCAAGCGCAAATGCAGCAGATGCAACAGGCTATTCAGCAAATGCAAATGATGATTAAAACCCGTCAAGAT